CGAGGGATTGCTACCAAAAAACTCAACAAGATCACCATTTAAATTAAAAAGTGGAAATGCTGTATCAAAAGCTAAACCATCAACTACGCGTAATTCATCGGCTGAATAACCGGCTGCTGCACAAATTTTAGACATAATCTTATATGCACCAAGAATAAAAATGGGAGGCATACTTTTATCAAATGCCTTGTAATCACCAGCCACCATACGATCTTCTCCAAAAGATGTTAGGTACTCTCTCATGTCATGCCACTCTTTGGATTGGGCAATAGTGCCTGGAGCACTTTCAAAAACATATCTATTATCCTGGATCAAACGGATGATAGGCAACATATACATCCTGCAAACGACACTCCAATCAAAAGGTGCTCCACCAAAAACCCGTGTTTTACCGGCTTCAATTTTAGCAAATTTGGTCGGCTCATCTTTCAGATGTGCCATAAAAACAGGCATAGCTCGTTTTCCATCCTTATACAAAGTCAAAATAGAATCTATACGTGTACGGATCTCATCAGAAATCTCCACAGGATCTTGTAGATCATTCATAGGTGGAATCGTGCGAATAAAAGCTCTCTTGGTTTTACACCAAGGAAACCCCGCTGAAGTATTACGATTCATTTTATCAACGTAACTGAGTCCTGCACGACCATTTACAGCTGTAAATAAATCATAAACATGAACTTGTTTCAAATCCTCTTGCGAAATTAAAGATAAAATATCATGGGAATAACATTCAATTGCATGTTCCAAAATATCATCACGAAAACCAGTAGGAATATCAACCATATCTAAAGCAGCAATGCGCCAAGGCACATAGCCTTTCATAATGGGTTGGTCAAACTTCTGAGTGAAACCATATTTCTCCACAGCATCTGCAATACATGTACGTACCACACGCGATTTAGGCATAAATCGGGTTCCAGACAAGGAACCATAGACATGGGCACTACCATGATCTATATACCTAAAAGGCGATTTTTTGTCCAAATCAATAATCTGTCTGTCTAATGCTGATGGAGCATTAAGATTAGGCTCTCCACTCTGGATGAGTGGTGTCTGCAAAATCCTACGTGCTTCCTCAATATCATCGGGCAAAATTCTTGCAGCACGAATCTCATGTGTTGGTGCACCAAGGGCATGGATACCAACAATGACAGGACCCATTTCGGTAAAAACCAAAAGTGGACTACCACAATCACCCAAATGGGTGAGTTGCTCAGTTACACCACCAAAGAACAAAAAATCACTACCAGGCGTACGTGCTTGGGTGATTTTAAAGACTTTATTGCTATAAGAAACAAGATCAGACGTCACACCAATATATTCTCCAATATATTTACCATTAAAAGTATCTCTAGGAAATAAACCCGAAATATCTTTTACTGGTGGTAAACCCTTAATTGTCAAAAAAGCTACATCAGTATTCTTAGAAACATAAATCTGCGATCGAACTATAATACAACGGTGATTACCCGTTATACCATTTTCGCTTGAACGCATAATTTCCAAGATAAAAGTATCAACATCAGGAACGGCATGTGCATTAATTGCATATAATTGTCCACCTAAAGCTAAAATACCAGTACTGGCAGTCTTGGTTCCAATCTTCAAAAAAGCACGAGCACAATTATTTTTAACTGTAGCTCGCACCTTTTCTCTATCTAGAGCCTTCCAAGATGAAGTCAAATCTGTCACATCAAAACGTGATGTCGTAAATTCTTCCTTGTACCAAACATTTTCACGCTGCGTACCAGTTGTTGTTGGCATACGCCCAACTTCATCAACATTTTGTCTCATAAAAAGTATATCTTCCTGTTTACATTTTGGACAAGGTCCAACAATACCACGAGGAATAACTTTAGATAAAACATGTTTTGTAAATGCACTTGCCACAAAAACAGAAGAAGATAAAACTAGAAACATTTTTGAATAACGAATCAAAGGTGCATACTGAGCACGTACACGGCGCGATAAGCGCCGAAGTGCGAATTCAAAAATCAATCTACGCCACTCAATACGATGTATTTCTTGAACAAATCTAGTACCAAACAAAAAGAAGAAAAAAGGTCCAACTAAATACC